CGCTTTGCCCGCGGCGGTCGCCGAAGCGGCCGACCACGCCACCACCACCCCCTCCGCCATCAGCGTCCCGGCCAACCTTCCCGCCGCGACGATCGCTGCGGGAAGCACCGTCACCCCCGACGTCCTCGCCGTGGCGTTCTCGATGCCTCAAGCGGCTATCGCGGCGGGTTCCACGGTGACGCCCGCGGTCATCCAGATCGCGGCGGCGCTTCCCACCCCCGTGCTATCCGCAGCTGTTGCTGTGCTCCCGTCGGTACTGGCGGCTGTCGTGTCGCTGCCGGCGGCGACACTGTCGGCAGCGGCTGTGGTTCTCGCCCAGGTCATCGCCGCCGTCGTCGGTGTGCCAGCGGCCACCGTGACAGCCGCGGCCGACTCGGTGAACGCCACATCCACACCGACTGTCACCGCGGCCACGACGAGCACGGCGACGATGACGAGCCGTACGACGTCCACCCCGACACTGGTCGGTGCGGCCACCTCAACCCCGTCAGTCTCGGACGGATAGGAGCCTGACGTGTCCAGTTCCGTCTTCTACGAGTCCAGCTCGGAACAGGCCACCGTACGCAACATCTTCAAGGTCGCAGGCACCGCGACTGACCCGACGGCGGTCAGTCTGACGGTCACAACCCCGGCCGGCGTGTCGACCACGTACACGTACGCGGCCGCGGAGATCACGAAGAACACGACCGGCGACTATCAGAAGCTGATCGCCTGTTCGGAAGACGGCGACTGGATCGCTGTCTGGGTCGGTACCGGCGCTGCGGCGGATGTGCAGGTATCCCGCTGGCAGGTGTTCTCTACGGGGAACCTGTACTGCTCGGTCGAGTCGTTGAAGTCCCGGTTCGGGATCTCCGACACAGCCGACGACTACGAGCTCGAGCGAGCGGTACGGGCAGCGTCGAGACGGATCGAGTCGTATTGCGGGCGGGAACGGTTCTGGCGTGACTCTGCGGTCACCATCCGAGAGTTCGAGGCCGACGATACGCGGTGTTGCCGGGTGCCGGAAGGTATCTCGACATCGACGGGTCTGGTCGTGAAGACAGACGAAGACGGCGACGGCACCTACGAACGCACGTTGACGATCGCGACCGATTTCCTGTTGAAGCCGTTGAACGCCACCTCGAAGAACCCGGCGTGGCCATACGACGAGATCGTCCTCGCCGACAACTACAGCTTCCCGGTGCACCGAAACGGGCGACCCGGCGTGCAAGTGACCGCCCGGTTTGGTTGGCCTGAGATCCCCGACGACATTCGCGAAGCCGCCTTGATCTTGGCTCACCGGCTGTTCAAGCGGAAGGAAACCGCGTCAGGGGTCGTCGGGTTCGACGGCGCCGGTGTCACCGTCCGTCTCGCGCGCACCGACCCGGACGTCGCCGAACTGTTGTCCCCCTACGTCGTCATCGCGGTCGCCTGATGGACGTCGGACTGATTCGGGATGGGTTGAAGGCCCGAGCCGAAACGATCTCTGGTCTCCGAGGCTTCGACACCGTGCCATCCGGCGATGTTCCGATACCAGCGGCGGTTGTGGTTCCTGACGAGCCGTTCATCACCTACCCGGAGACGATCAAGCGAGGGTTCTGCACCCTCAACTTCATCGTCACCCTCCTCGCATCCGAGGGCCGGGTTGGCCAGGACCTGATCGACGGCTACCTGTCCTCCGGCACGGGCGAGACGTCGTCGGTCGTTGACGCGATCGAGGGCGACCGGACGCTCGGCGGTTCAGCGTCGACCTGTGTGGTCACCCAAGCCGGCCAGTACGGCCAAGCCGAGGTCGCCGGAATCGTCTATTCGAAGGCCGACCTCAAGGTCGCCGTGACCGCAGGGAGAGCGTGATGCGATACAAGGTCATCGGCGCCAACCGGCTCTACATCGACAAGCGTTTCTACGAGGTGGGAGACGAGTTCGCCACCGTCGACCCGCTGCCCAACGAGGACTCGCTCGTAGCGGCCGGGAACGTCCTGGTGCTACCCGAGCCGAAGGCGGAACCGAAGCTGGGCAAGCCGAAGAGTGACGACTGATGGCGGTCGTCGCCTTCACCGACGGCCGCGTGTACGCCGGAGGGGTCAACCTGTCCGGGTACGCGAACCAAGCGCAGCTGGAGATCACGGCCAATGAGTTGGACCGGTCGTCGATCTCCTCAACGTGGGATGAGACCGTGCTCGGCCGCCGCAGGGCGAGTTTCGAGTCGACCTCGTTCTGGGAGGCTGGCGCGGGGAAGCCGGACAGCCTGTTCGACAACCTCGGGCTCGCCAACCAAGTTCTTACCCTGCTCCCCGATGGCGACGACGGCGGCGTCGGGTACTCCGTCCAGGCGGTCGCCGTGCAACACACGGTTGGCGCGCCAGCCGGCGAACTGATGACCGTCCAGTTCTCCGCCCGTGGGGACATCTCCCGTGCGATCCGCGGGACGGTCATGCATGACGACGTGACCTCTCGCACGTCGAGCTCGACCGGGACGATCCGCCAGCTCGGCGCCGTGGGCGCCACTCAGCGGGTGTACGCGGCGCTACATGTTCTGTCCGTCTCCGGCACGTCGCCGACGTTGGATGTCACCGTCGAGTCCGACAACGCCGTCGGCTTCCCTTCCGCCGCCACCCAGTTGACGTTCACCCAGAAGACAGCGGCCGGCGCCGAGTGGAAGTCGTCGGTCGGCGCGATCACCGACGACTACTGGCGTGTGAAGTGGGTCATCGGCGGGTCCGCCACCCCCACCTTCCAGTTCGTCGTTGTCGTCGCCATCCACTAACCCCCGTTCACACACCTAGAAGGAGGCCGTCATGGCCGTTGTTGCCCTCGTCGATGGCGTTTTCACCTTCAACGCCGTCGACCTCACCGATCACGTCCGTTCCGTCACCCTGGAGATGACCGCGAACGAACTCGACGCCTCGTCGATCACCGACGAATGGGACGTCACCAAGATCGGCCGCAAGACCGGGTCGCTCGCCGTCGAGTTCATGGATGACTTCGCCGCGTCGAACGTGGATGCCACCATTTGGGCGGCGTTCAACACCGGGACCAACGTGGCGTTCGCTCTCAAAGCAACCTCGGGGGCGATCTCCACCACCAACCCCGAATACCAGGGCACTGTCGTTCCCTCAGCCTCGCCGGTCGGTGGAGCGGCCGGCGAGCTGCTGATGAAGTCCGTCACCTACAAGCTCGCCGGACCCGTCACCCGCGACGTCACGCCATAGGTGACGTAGTCGCTTCTTTGGTTGGGGTGGACGCCAGGAAGATCACGCCGGAGACAGCGGCTAGCCCAGCCACGGCCCAAGCCGCTAGGGGGGCAAGTCGGTCCGCCGAGACCTCCTCGGGCGCACGGTCCAACGTGTCGGCGATGAAGGCCGACGTGAAGCGCTCCTGGCGTACATCGTCCGACTCTTGCCTCCAAAGGAACACACCGAGAACTACGAGTGTGACGGCGGCGAGGATCAGCAGCTTCCCGACCTTCGTCTTCTGAGCAGCGGTCATGGCGTGAGACCGTAGTGGGAGGGAGATCTATGGCGGTAGGCCTTCGGGTTGAAGGGCTGAACGAACTTCGACGGGATCTTCGGCGAATCAAGAACCAAGGCCTCAACCAGTCCATGAAGGACGCCAACAAGGAGATCGCCGACGAGGTGATCCGCCGTGCACTTCCTAACGTCCCGGTCCGCACCGGACGTTTGAAGGCTTCTGTGCGCGGCCTCGGCAGTCTCTCAGGCGCCGTTGGCAAGGCCGGCAACGTGCGGGTCCCGTACGCGGCAGTCATTCACTGGGGTCGTCGACGGGGCGGGCAGGTGGCAGCTCGGCCCTTCCTCAAGGACGCCGCCGACTCGATCGAGCCCGACGTAGCGGACCGGTACCTGCTGCACGTGGACCGCATCTTCGATGCCGTCAGGACGAGGTGGAACAGATGACCGACACGAGCGTAGAAGCCGAGCCCATTCGGTTCGACCCCGACCGCCTCACGTTCGGTGACCTTGAGGACTTCGAGTCCGCTACAGGTACATCGCTGCTCGGCGTCTACGACCGACTCCGTTCCGAGAGCGACGTGTCGGTGAAGGAGCTCATCGCCTTCGTGTGGGTCGTGAAGCGCCTCGATGACCCAACGCTGGAACTCTCCGACGTGAGGGCGATGCGGGTGACCAGCTTCGACATCGAGCTAACTAGCGACACCCCCGGCTGATGCCCCCCCGCGGCACCGTCGCCGTCAAGTTCATCGGCGACCTTTCTGACCTCGATCGGGCCATGGGCAAACTGGACACTCGTCTAGGGAAGACCGGGAGCGCCCTTACCCGGACGCTGACGCCCGCCGCCGCTGGGCTGGGGCTCGCGTTCAGGTCCGCGTTCCAAGAGTTCGACGCAGGCGCCGACGCGCTGCGAGCTGGGACCGGGGCGACTGGCAAGGCCCTGGACGATCTCACGACGAGCATGAAGAACGTCGGAGGCCAAGTCACGCAGGGTCTCAGTCAGGTTGGCGAGACCATGGCCGACATCAGCCGACGCACTGGTCTGACCGGCAAGCCGCTCGAAAGATTGACCAAACAGCTGCTCGACCTCGAGCGGATCGGAAACGAGGCCGACGCAGAGTCCGTGACCAGGGTGTTCGGGGACTGGTCGATCAAAGCGGCCGAATCTTCGGAGGCCATGGATCAGCTATTCCGAGCATCCCAGGCCACCGGCCCCTCGGTCAATCGCCTCGGGCAACTCCTCGTCCGCTACGGCGCTCCACTCCGCCAGTTGGGCTTCGGCTTCGCTCAGAGCGCAGCGCTGCTCGGCAAGTTCGAGAAGGAAGGCGTCAACACCGAACTCGTCCTCGGTTCCATGCGGATCGCCCTGGGCAAGATGGCCCGCTCTGGTGAGGACGCAGAATCGACATTCAGGCGGGTGGTCAAGGAGATCGAGACTGCTGGGTCGACGTCGCAGGCCAACGCCAAAGCGCTGGAGCTGTTCGGTGCTCGCGCCGGGCCCGACATGGCTGCTGCTATCCGCGAAGGACGGTTCGCGCTGGGTGACCTGATCCGGCAGGTCGAAAGCGGCGGCGAGTCGATCTCGTCGGCAGCGAAGGACACCCTCGACTGGACCGACAAGATCGCAATGCTCAAGAACCGAGTCCAGGGCGTGATCGGCCCGTTCGGCGAGATGGGCATGGCCATCGCAGGCCTAGCAGCAGGGATCGGGCCTGTCTTGAGCGGCATCGACAAACTCCGAGGTGGGATCACGGGCGCGACCGGGAGTTCGTCTCGGCTGTCGTCGGCTCTCTCTGCCGTCCCGTTCGGACCCATGGGGGTTGCGGCCGCGGCCGGAGGTGTTGCGCTCTACGCCTTCGCTAAGGCTAAGGCCGACACTCGACGGCGGGTAGAGGAGTTCACTGCTGCGCTTCGGGCCGACACCGGTGCCATGGGTGAGAACACCCAAGCCCTGATCCTCAACAAGCTCGAGCATGACAACCAACTCGATGATCTGAATCGGGCCGGCGTCAACATGGACCTTGTCACCCGGGCTGTGGGCGGGAACCAGAAGGCACGGAAGCAACTCATCGAGACCCTCGATCGGGAAGGTGAGGCGAACTACGGCCTGATCAAGAACCTCGCGCAGCTCTTCTCCGCGCACGACACTGCGGTCAAGAAGGAGAAGGAGCGGGCGAAGTTCACTAAGCAGGCCGCCGCAGCCACCCGAGAGGCCGCCGCAGCCACTCGCGCATACTCCGAAGCTCTAGCCGGAGTCTCGGGACCGACGGACTTCACGGGGGCGCCTACTTCCGGCCCAACGCCAAAGCCGAAGAAGAAGGCGGCACGCAAGACACCGAAGGGGACGTCCCCGAGTCCTGGAGGTGTGCGGGGAGCGTCACTCCGTGATGTCGCGGTGACCCACAACTACTACGGCCAGGTCGACACGGCCGAGGTCAGCCGCAAGACCCTCTGGGATCTCGGGAGGGTCGGCTAGATGGCTGCCGGCGACCTCATCACAGGGGACTGGCAAGCCGAACTCCGAACGACCCTGATGGGTGGGGCGTCCGACTACACAATCGTCGAGTTCGACATCACCCCCGCTGTCATCGTCTCGAACGATCTCCCGAAGCTGCTGGCTGACGGCGAGTTTCAGGGCGCCCAGTTCCGTGGGCCGGTGCTTGTGACGTTGACGATGAACGTCACCGGGACCAGCCAGGCGGATCTGCTCGGCAACATCGACGCCCTCGCCACGGCCTGGCGGCCGGCTTCCAGCAACCTGACGTTCGTCGTCCGGGTTCCGCAGCTCGGCAAACGGAGCGTCGAAGGCCGACCGATCGAGTTCGAGGTGCCCCCGTTCAGCAGCGAGACCCTTCCCTCGTTGACGGTGTTCGGGGTGCGTGCCCAGTTCAAGGCCGGCGATCCGACATGGACCCAACTGTGAGGAACCCACGTGGCTGACAACTTCGGGATCACTACCGGGTCCGACAAGACGTTCCGCTCCGACGACGTGGCCGGCATCCACTACCAGGTGGTCAAGGCTGACGTCGGCGGGGACGGCGCCACGATTCCACTGGTCG